CCCGCTGCCGTCGCTGACTCTCCTGCGGATGTTGCGGATCCGGCCGCTGCTTCTGCGGATCTTCCCGCAGACGTGGCTGATCCGGCTGCTGCTTCTTCGGATCCTTTAGCTTGATTTGCAAAGTCTTCCGACGTTTCAGCTCCTGAAGCCGCCGCGCCGGCCGACAGTGCTGCGGCGTGTGCTGACCCTGCGGCCGCTCCCGCCAATTCTCGTGTGGACGCCTCCAGTCTTGACGTGGCCTCTGCGAGTCCTCTTGTGCTTTCTTTCGAGGCCTTCGCTGCCTGTGCCGACTGCTCCGCCGCGTCCCGTGCTTCCTGCGCTTCGCCTTTGCTTTCTTCGGCCGCTTCAGCTGATGCGGCCGCAGCTCCTGCGGCATTCTGTGACGCCGTGACGTTTTCAGCTGTCTGTTCGATCGCGGCCTCTGCCTGTTCTGCGGATGCCTCGGATCTCCCCGCCGCATTCCGCGCCGCCTGGGCTGAATGTGCCGCCGCTTCAGCTGATGCCGCCGCTGCCTCTGCGCTTTCTGCAGCCGCGTGCGCCGAATCTGCTGCCGCCGCCGACGCGTTCAGGGCGAGCTCCGCGGAGCCTGCAGCCGATTCTTCAGATTCTTCTGCTTCTGCCTGTGCTGCCTGTGCTTTTGCGACCGCTGCATTAATGGCCGCGATTGTCTGCTCGATAATTCCAATTTCCTCCGGAGACGGCTCGACTTCTGACGTATCCGGCTTGTCGTCTACCGGAGCGATAACCTTATACGCAGATTCTCCGTCGTCCTCTTCCTCGTGTAAGAAGATCCATGCGAATATCTTCCTGCCATCTTCAAGGTATTCGCCGGGGATCTTTACCCCGTCCGGGCCGCCAAGCTGCACCTTGGCCTCCTCGTCTCCTTCATTGCAAAAGTGGACTTCATAGGAGTCCGGGAGGCTGATGTCCTCGAATTTGAATCCCTGGCCATAATCGCCCCGCGTCAGCTTCGGCGTTCTCGCCGTGCGGCCGGAGCCAAAATATACACTAATAGTTCTCATACATCATCCTCCTCGCAGAGGCATCCGTCTGCGTCTCTGTAGAGCCCGATGTCGTCGAGCCTGTCTTTGAGAGCTTCAAGCTGTCCTCTGATCATCTCGCCCGCGGACGTGTACGTCGTCCCGTCCGGCCCGACTCTGAGGTCTGACAGTTCTCCGTCTTTGTCGCCGAGCGCATCTGTGTACTTGACGCCATCGATCGCATATATGCCTACATCCGCGTTCGTTTCCACTCTGCGGACAGCTGCCGCGGACTTGCTTCCAGACCACTGCCACCTGTACACGGTCAGCTTGTACGCCTCCCCGTTGTTCTGCGGTGTCAGCCGGAACTCCAAATTTATTATGCTGTATTCGTTCGTGTACAGGATCCCGCCTATGTCGATTCCTGACGATGCCGTCAGCATGTCTGGTGTTATCCTGGTCACTTTCCGGTATGTGCCTGCCGTTTTATAGTAGATATCGAGAGCATCGTACTCCATCGCCTGCGCTCTTGATATGTTTATAGTCGCCTCCGGGCCTGTATTTGTATCCAGTAGCCTCGTTGTTTCTATAAGCGTCGCGGTCCTCGCCCCTGCCGACGCCATAAAGTTGTCCAAGCGCTTATTAATGGCCGCCAGCTCCGCAGCGATCTGAGTGCTCGTCTGCGTCTCGTAGTCGTCCATCCTTCCTGTTGCCGACTCCGTGAACTCCGTGATTTCTGCCTGCAGCTTACTGGAATTCATCTTTGCCAGCTCTCTGGCTGTCGGATCTATAGCCCCGGCTCTTCCGTCATCGTAGCATTTCCGTATAGCGTCATGGATGGCCTGGCGCACGTCCCGGCCATAAATGGCTGTTTTTATAATATTCAATAACGTGGATATGTCGCTCAACCTGTTCCACCTCCTTCCAGAATGCTGATCCGGCGCTCGAAGTCTTCTATCTGCGCATCGTAGTCAATAATAAACTCGTCGAATGTGCTCTGGTTTGCATAGTCGTCGATGACTCCATCCACCTTCAGGACGAGCTCTTCAAGTGACTCGTTCGTCTTTTTGAGCTCTTCAGCCGTTTCCTTCACTATGAAGTCCGTCTGGCCCGCCGACTGCTTGACCTGGCCGGCCTGACGGTCCGTCATAGTTGATATGATGGCTCCGAACGTGTATGTGCTGGCGGCTATGTTCTGCGGGTCTATCTCCGCTCCCGAAACCGGCATATACATGTCGATCCCATGCGGCTCCGACTTCACCCTGTAGCTCCACCCGGCCCGGATCTCGTCCAGGTTGACGCCCAACATCGACAGATCTACGGCGCCGATCGTGATCGTCGTCTTCTTCAGGACGGCGTCCTTTAGGTTCTCCTCTCCTCGCTTTTTAAGGTTTTCCGGAAGCGTCACGTCGTCCCACGTAAGACTCCTCCATATTTTTCCGTAAAGAGCGACGCCCTCCGGGCTCTCCAGATAGTCCTTCCCGTCGTTTACGCTCTTTATAGTCAGCCGTGCGCCGTTTCCGTCGTCTGCTCCCAGCGGGATCAGGCACGTGTACACGTCCTCGGCCGTGATATATTCGCGGATATCGAGGAGGTTGTGCCCGAATTCGATCACCTGGTCTCCGGTTTTTCCTGGGTTTTCGAGATAGTCCAAATACCAGTCCCCGTCCTCGTACCTCGGTACCAGATAGCCTCCCAGGAGCCCCACGAGCTTGTTCTCAATCTCCGTGCGTGTTGATGGGTAGTCGTTGTTTTCCCTTACAATCAAATTGTTCGGGTCTTCTACCTCACAGACCCCCGCTTTGAACTGGCGGTCCGTCTGCACCTGGCTGTTGTGGTTATCAATCAGCTGTTTGAAGTACGTCTCGACTGATCCTTTGTATGTGTAAGGCCTCACTATCGAGTCGTTAAGGTACGCGTATATGCCCTCCACAAACACGTTTTTTCTGCCATAAAAATCTTTTTCGCAGTGGAGGACCCGCCCGGCAAATTCCAGATATTGGCCTCTGTACACTGTCACGACCGTTACCATCTCCTTGATCGTCCCGAATGCCGGATTATTCGGCGCAATCGTGAATTCGTATGATCCCGCTGCCCTTACCTTCATACTGAGCTTCTGGTCCGTGATCACATAGCCGTCGTCCTGCAGGAGTGGGTCGTACACGAGCTCGCCGTCTGCCAAAACTCTGAAGCCGCTCATAAACTGCACCCCCTGAATTCAATAGATACATATCCCTTGCCGTTAAACGTCATTGTGTTGATTCCGCTCGTTATGAATACTCCGGACCTTTTCGTCTCTCCGACGTCCAGCCTGTAGGCTGCTCCTCTGTATGTGAGGGTCATCGGTTCGCCGTCGTCAGATTCCACGATGAATGTGGGGATTACCGGCTTTCTTCCTCCCGGAATGTCGACCGTCCTTTCTCCATCCACTCTCATGCGTCCGTAGCCTCTCACGTAGTCCGTCTCGAAGTTGAACGGGTCCCACAGCCAGTCCTCTGTTGACATCGACGTCTCGTACTTGAACGGCTGCGTTGTTACGTCAATCACGACCGTCGCGGCCATTTCTTCGGAGAGGAATTGGTTGACCGCGGCGCGGCCTACGTAAAAATAATGCGGGTCATCGTCAAGGATGATCCGCATGTTCCTGTTATGCAGGTAATTCATTATTTTGCTGTACAGTGACGGGTACAGGCGCCTGTATTCTCTTTCGACCTCGAACTCCCACGATGCCGTTCTGGCTCCGTAGTGAGCGCGGCCGTCCGGAGCTTCCGACACGTCCATGTATCCGTCGCCTCCAGGAATGTCGACCAGGCTCGTCTTGGCCTCTGGAGGGCCAATGTACAGCCTTCTTCTGGGGATCAGGTGGAAGTCTTCGTACGACTTCATTCCGTCCTCTTCTTCCATGTCCAGGAATGTGACTCCGTGGTACATCAATCAGATCCCCCTTTCTTTGTGCATTACTTCGCGGCCCATCCTCCTGTTGATCTCCGGCATGATCGCATTCGCGAAGCGGCCCATGTTGATCGGGTCTCCTCCGCTGTCTACAAACTGCGGGAAATACTCGCTCATGATCTTCATGAACTGGCGTCCCCAGTAGTTATATGTCGCCGCCAGCTCCGCCGTCTGGCTCCGCATGCCATTGGCGGCCGCGGCGTACACCATGCCCATGAGTGAGCCGGTTCCAACTACCGTCTCGGATCCTGCTTCTCCGCCTCCGAGTGCTCTGCCGAAGTTGTCCATTCCGAATATAGTCGGCCGCTTCAGGATGATACCGGACAGCATAGCGTCCTTGTTCCACTTAACGCTGAAGCCTGTCGGGTAGCTGATCTCTTTTCCGAAGAAAGTGCGAGACGACCAATTGAGTGAGATGCTCGGCATTTTCGGAAGGTCAATGTCCGGTAGTTTCCACTTGAATTTGAGCTTTTCTTTGATCTTGGAGAGCTTCTCGGTGATGTTCGGCCATGATGGCGCCCCGATCGACGGGAGTTTCCAGTCAAACTTCAGTTTTCCTTTGATGCTCGATAGCTTCTCGGTGATGTTCGGCCATGAAGGCGCCCCGATTGACGGGAGCTTCCAGTCAAACTTCAGTTTTCCCTTGATGTCGGCCAGCTTCTGAGAGAGGTCCGGCCATTTCGGATGCCCGACGTCCGGGAGCTTGATGTCAAACTTGAAGAATCCCTTGATCTTTTCAATCCCTGACTTTACATCTCCGCTCGGCAGCTTCATCTTCGGAACGGTCGGCCATGTCGGTTTGAACTTGAAGAATCCTTTGATCTTGCCAATTCCGGACTGCGTGTCTTTGCCCGCTTTGTCCATCGACTCGGAGACCTTTTTCTTCACGCCGTCCCACGTGTCAGATGTCTTTTTCTTCAGGTCATCCCACGCTTTCACAGCGCCGTTCTTGACGTCCTGGCCCATCTTTTTGACCGATGCGCCGAGCTTTTTGCCTGTCGCTGAGACTTTGTCCCAGTTCTTGTATAAAAGTACCCCGGCGGCCGTCAGGCCTCCTACAACCGCTATAACCGGCAGTATTGGCGCCGCCACGGCCGCAATCGCCGGTCCCGCCGTTGTCAGCGCAGGGATCAGCGTCGCCGATACGAATCCGGATATTGATCCGAATGCCGTCACCAGGCTCCCCGCGCCTATGATCAGGCTGCCGATCACCGAGATCACAGGCCCGGCGACTGCCGCTATGCCTGCGAGCTTAATGATCATTTGCTGTTGTGACGGGCTGAGACCGTCCCATGCCCCTTTTAATTCCTTGGCCTTCTGGCCAAGCTGCTCCAGGAGCGGGAGTCCTATGGTTCCGGCCACCTCGACGAGATCTGACCCGACCGTTTTCAGAGTATTGAGCGTTGTCGCCAGCTTGTCGGCTGGATCCTGCGTCGCGTCGAAAGTACTCTCGACTGACCCGAGGTTATCCTCCAGTGACTTCCCGAGGTCTCCCATGGCCAGAGAGCCGGTACTTGCCGCGTCATATATAGCGGCTCCTGCTTTCTTGCCAAACAGGTCATATGCGGCCTGTAGCTTATCTGCATCCGATGCGTTTGAGTTCATCACGCCGTCGAATTCCTGCAGGCTGTCCGAGAGGGATTTCCCCTCTTTTGTGGCGTTCTGCATGGCTTTCTTCATGCCGGCCATAACCGTCGAAACGTCCGCTCCAGACATCTCGCACTGGCCGAGGAATGTGGCCGCATCCGCTGCCGTGAACCCCATTTCTGAGAGCTCCGTCTTGTTCGCCTGCATCTGCTGCATAAGGGACGACATGCTGATGCCTGTCGCCTGCCCTGTAGCATTCAGAGTCCCCAGAAACGCCTCCGCCTGGTCTACGGATATATTCCAGGCTTCCATTGTTTTCTGTCCCTCGTCAATTGACGAGTTGACGTCTTCGCCGTTGATCTCTGCGAACTGCAGGAATAGCTTCGACACTTCCTCGAGCCTCTTGCCGGTGACTCCGAATCGCGTGTTTACTTCTCCGACAGCCGTGCCGGCGTCTTCGAAGCTGACGTTGATCGTCTGCGGGATCTCCTTGGCGATGTCCTGCATTTCCTCCAGGGCCTCGCCTGTGGCCCCGGTCTTCTTGATGACTTCTTCCTCGCCATCCCTCACTTCTTTCCATGCGGCCGCCGATGCCGCTCCCACAGCAAGAATCGGCGCCGTGACGTGGGTCGTGAGTCCGTTCCCTAGCTCCTGGACCTTCTTTCCGGCGTTCTGCATGTCCTGCCCGGCCTGCTTCAGCTTCTGTGCTCCTACGGATCCGAATTCTTTGTATTCGTCCGTTAAGCCCTTTAGAGTCTGCTTTGTTTCCTCGATCTGCCTCGACAGGGCCCGCTGCTGCTCCGCGTTTTCCGGTGTCGGGTCGTCCTGGAGCTGTTTCAGAGCTGCTTCTTCCTGTTTCAGCTTGTCTCTGGTGAGTCCAATCGCATCGTTAAGGTATGCCTGTTTCTGCCTTAGCAGCTCCGTATTCTTCGGATCCAGCTTTAACAGCTTGTTTACATCTTTGAGGGACCGCTGGGTGGCATTGAGCTGTGTTTCAGTCTTCCGCAGGGCGTCGTTAAGTTTGACGGTCTCGCCGTCGATCTGGATGGTGATTCCCTGTATTCTCTTCCCCATCGTGTCCTCCTAAAAATCCATAAAATCACGCTCGTCTGCCAGCTCGAAATATTCCTCGCCGTCGTTTTGGGACTCGATCATCATTTCTCTGACCATTCCGAAGTCCATGTTGTCGAGGTCTTCAAGCGTGAGGCCGAGTTGTACAGCTCTCAGAAGGTAGACGGCTGTGTTGTAGTCTCGGTCGAGCTGGCGTCCTCTTTTTTTGGATTGACTTCAGGGTCTTTTGCGACGTTGCCCTGGTATATGTCCATGATCTCCTCAGAGGCCGCCTCGATCTCGTGCGGCTCAAACTGCTCGAGCCACTTGAAGAACGTCTCCTCGCTGATCCTTGACATATCTGACGGCTTCTCCGCTGCCGCCTGTGCAGCCATAATATAGGCCAGCTTCTGCGTAACCTCATATGACTCATACACGGCGTCCTCGAAGCGCTCCACTTCCTCGTCTGTAAGGAGCTCCTGCGCGAGTGAGTCTACCGCCAGTGAGTACCTTCCGACCTCATCTACGTCCTGGCTGACGCCCGTGAGCTCTTCCTGCCTCCGGATGTCCTCGTCGATCTGCTTCTTTCTCTCGCTGATCAGTGACTTCGCCTCTTCCGGAGAGTGTGCTTCACGGAATTCTTTCGCCTTTTCGTCGAGGAGTTTCCTGCGCTTGTCGTCCATCTCCGAGTTCTTGATCAGGATCCTGAGTAGGTCCTTTTTAAAAAGCTGTTTGTACCTGATCGGCGTGGCCGCGTTCGCCAGCATGGCGACTCTCTTTTTTCCGATTGTGACTGTTCCGAACATGCTACTCCTTTCTCATTGCAAAAATCCCAGGAAGGAGCTCCTGCTCTTTCCTGGGATTGATCAGTCATCAGCCCTGCGTCTGTGCCTGTGTCGCTGCCGTCTTCTTCTCCGGTACGTAAGGCGTTTCGAACCATGACCCGTATGCCGTTGCGTTCTTGTCCTTGTCGAGTCTCGCCTTGGGTGTGTAGATCTCGAGCGCAGGAATATAGACATTTGACGCTGTGATGGTCGTCTCATCTGTTACAGGCTCGATTCTGTCCTCCTTCGTCTGAGATTCAATTCTCGGGCGTGTAAGGCTGCACTTATACAGGACGTGTCTTCTGCCGGATGTGTCGCCGTCAAACTCGAACGCCATTGCAAAATATACCACCGGCGCATCTGCGTTCTCGATCATGGCGCCATTCTTGTCCACGACGTCGCCATTGATCTTCTCGGCCACTTCATCAGGAACCATAGCCGATACGAACGGGCCAGAATAGCCGTTGTTTCCGTTGGACGTGTAATATTCGATACCGTCCGCGTAGAACGGCGAGAGCTCTCCCTGCGGATCCAGTGCTATGGATACGGCTCCAGGCCATTTAATAGCCTCTTCTGCGTATTCCACTGAGCCGTTCTCGTTCTGCTTCGTGACCGGCCAGATGTGCACGTTTTTAAGGTTATACTTAATCTTCATCTCTCAATATCTCCTCTGTTGTAAACTGGATCTCGTACATTTCCTCTCCGGTGATGTACGACTCCGTTCTCGTGTATCCGATTCCGTTAGCTTTCAGCGTGTCCATGATCTTTTTCTCGAGGCTGAAGTCTTTTTTCTGCGTGTACAGATATATCTCCACCGATACGATCGAGCAGTACGGCACGCCGTCCGCGTAGAA